TATATGAACTGACATCGGGCCTAATCTACATTTTTTACAACTACTCATTCTTCACCTAAACAAGTGCAGCCATCGTGATTATCTCCATCCCAGCCACAGTAACAGATCATGGAACCCTCGTTAAAACGGTTCGCTGATTCGGATGTAATAACGAATTACCTCTAAGTGTAAATCCATAAGTAGCTCCAACCTGCTGCTGCAGTTCTATCAGCTCGTTCATAAGTAAACCCTCTGCGGGGATCCGACTATCAAGCTCTCTATGAGCATCACACGTTCTAGCACCAGATGCTACAACTAACGTGTACCTATACGGCTTTTTTCTAACCTTTTCTTGCTTTTGATAAGAAGCTAACCTGCCCTCATTGGTTACGTTAATCATTTCAGTCCTAGCAATCCGTGTTAGTTTGTAAGTTTCTGTGTTTATTACTTTTTGCATTTCGGCCACAGTGTTAGGAATACTGCGCCCTTGAATAATAGAGTCCGCAATAACTTGATTTAATTTAGTACTTAAAATAGTTGTAAGCTCATTATAATTATTAGTTTGCACCTGTTCGGACTGTAACGCTCTAATTGCATCCTCATCTGCCTGATCAAAGCTTATCTGTAAATCATCCTGTTTTGTAATCTGTTTTTTCTTATCGGCTGCGTTTATCTGTCTTACCCTAGCCCTTGCCCAAGAGTAACCAGCGTCACCACCCCATAGTAAATGTGCTACATAACCTGCACTAGGATTATGCTCATTACCCCAGTCTTCAGCACGCCTATCTACTTGATGCCTATCAAAAAATGCTTTCATACGTTTTACAGTTCTAGGTGATAGGTTAACTCTGTTCTTAATATCTCTAGCCCTAGCCACGCCCACTTCAGTTCCACCTCTACCAAACTCTCTTCTATATGCCAAACCTTTAGCAGCTTCATCTGCCATAGCTTTTGTAGGCTTAAAATTAATGTGTGAATACTTGGCTTGTTTTTCTACAACTTTATAATTAACTTCAGATGCCGCAGCCTTAAAGCCATTGACATAAGCGTCTTTCATTTCTTGATCAACTAATAATCTTAAATCTTTGACTAAGCCAATCATAAGCATAGGTAACATCTCGTTAAGATCGGAAAAGTTTTGAGCCGTGCGTAACCTGTTAATCTCACGTTTAATCGTAACTGCTAAATTACGATCTAAGGCCGATATAAGTCTGCTTGTTCTTTTTGCTCCTCTTCCGCCTGAGACGTTGGCAAACTTCCTAAGTCTGTTTCTGGTAATATTAACTCTCCTTCTTCATCAAGATCTACTGTTATCCCTACACCCTGAAATGCTGCAATGACATCAGCTTTAGTTCTTAAGTTAGCCAAGTGTAGCTGTTCATTACGTTCATCTATATCGTTAAAGACTATTTCCCAGTCTGTTATTTTTAAAATTTCTAATAAGGGCTGGAAAAAACCTTTGGTTAATACAGCCTGTGTTTCGGTAATAGTACGATCCATCATAGACAGTTGCTCACCCTCTGCGTTTAAACCACCGACACCAGACACATCACCGACAGCTAGTGGCATAATTCCATAAGCTGCGTTAATATCCTGATTAATCTTTTCCATATATGGTATCATACCAGCTTCACCCTGACTGGGCATAATCGTAACAAACTTTGCTCCTGACTGACCTTCACCTGAAGAAATAATAGGTACAAAATTAGGATTGCGTCTAGTCTCTTCAGCTATATACTCGCCTAACCTGTTAAGTGCAGTTTCATCTAGATTAGGTATATCTAAGAATCCTTTAGGTGGTCTTTCTAATCTAAACAGTTTATTCTGATAGTTTTCAATAGCCAAAGCAGTTTCTATTTTTTTGCTTAAGCCTATGATTGGTGACTCACCATACAATCTAGCTGTGGAACTATACTTGTTAAAATGTATTACTTCATCTCTCGCAAACGGGATGTCACCCTCGTGATCCTCAAACGTGTATGCGATCGGTACTAACTCTGTAGCACACTCTGCACAAGCTGTACCATTCATAGTTTTACGACAGGTTGGACAAAACTTGTTCTCCATCTGAAACTTACCAAACCTGTCCGTGTTGTATCGCATTTGTTTAGAATCTTCAACCCATAATTGTGATACTTGCTTACCTAATATTCTGCCCGACTCATCTTTGACGTAATCGTAAACGATTGAAACCCATGCATCGTCAAACACTTCAAGCTGCCTGATTAAAGCCTTACAGAACTCTTCACCAGTTATATCACTATCACCGTTGCTAGGATCTTTAAGTATTCGTTCCAATACTTCTTTCTGATCCTCACTTGGGTTGTCCACCGTTTGTTCAAGCCTGTATCCCTTAGCTACTGTTTGTGATGCTATCCTATTTATTACAGTTTGAAGGTGAGAGTAATTTATAGCTAAATCTTCCAAATGATGTAAGTTGTATATAGGATCTATACGCATCGGCCCCGTGCTTCCCATAGCTGGAGCCATATCATAAACTGGAGTCCTAGCCTCCTTCTCTAAATTACCATCTAAGAATGTCTGTAATTTAGAAGTCTGTTTGGGCTTGCTCCTGAATCTGTCTAAAAATCCCATGTTACCAGTCTGGGTCAGACCTCTTAGCTCTAATAAGCCTTTCTCTATTATCGGCTTTGTAAATGTAATTCTTGATCGCTGGCTCTAAAAATTTAGCTACTGTTACACCGTGTGTTTTTGCTAACACTTTTACATCTTCTCGAACTCGATTATCGATGCCTTTTAGTTCGAGTCGAGCCATTATGATGACAAGCCCTCAAATAAAAGTTTGACAAAAGTCTCATGGATAAAATTCGGCCCGTAGCTTGTCATCGGTATTGACTATGGCCACTGCCCTTTATATATTTAATCAGTCATCCTGCGACCATGTATAATAAGTGTCTTCAGCTTTCTTCCTCATTTCCTGAACTGCCTTTGAAGATCGGTGCATCTTAAGCTTGTTCTGTATGCGTCTGCGGGATCGCTGTATAGATTCATCGCAAGGTGCATAATGTAATAAATCATACAAATCCGATAAAAACTTGTCTTCTTCGCAGAGTCTGCCTTTGGGACTTGTTGCTCTGTAGAACTCTTGTAATACTGAATAATACAAGAACTTAGTATTGTCTCTGCAAACGTCATGATCACGCAAATGACGCATAACTAAATCCTCTACTTTATTAAGTTTTTTAGTTAATCCCATCTTTTATTTCCTCTTTAATTTCTTTAATCCATTCTTTTGTGGAAGTTACAAAGTTATCTTCACGATTGACTTTGGCTAACTTTATTGTTATTGGTTTTATTCTTCGCATACTAAACATCTCCATCCTGATTCCATACGAATCTTGGGGCTGTAGCATTCATCGCAACGATATAAGACTAACTGCTTCATCTTTGCTCCTTTACTTGAGCCATTGTATGTTTAGCATTTACATAGCTCATTGCTTTGTTAAGTGTTTTCCAAGCTTTCCATAACTCCTCTTCGGTATCTAAACTATCTGCTAGACTAATTATATCGTCTGCAATATTATCACTTGTTTTATTCATTTTACAGCCCTCATTCCTAGTTTTAAATCGTACTTGCTTAACACTTTATTTGCAGCTTCATCAGGTGTTTTTCCGTATGCCATCGCATCTTTATAAAAATTGGTAACTGATATAATGTAAAAGCTTTCAGCGATGTATTCGTCACCTTCTTTTGTTACAGTTATAGCGTAGTCTTCTAGATAACTTTTTTTTAATCCTTTTACTGCCCACTCTTCTGATAAGGCTGCGAAGCCTGTATCGTAACTGTCAATTATTTTTTCTAACCGAATGGTGTTTGTCTTACCCATTTATTGCCTCCATTTAGGTTTGTATATTCCTAGCTTGTCAGTTTCTTCCCAATTAACTCTCATAGTGCCTTCTTTAATTGTAAAGTTATTTCCTCTACCTGCATGAAGTCTATAGACATCATGAATCACTCCTCTTCTATCAGGGACATTAGTGGATTTTGTTAAAAATATTTTAACTCCTTGATCGAGTTCTATTGCACAATCAACAATATCATAATTCATCATGTGAATCATGTAATCATGTAAATAGTGGCCAAAGTAATATTCTCTACCACTTCTGATAGAAGTATCTATAACTGCCATTTATTTCACCTCCAGATTTATTAACTTATATCCTGTAATTCCAATTAAATCAGGGTCAGATTCAGAAGCTTTTACTGCGTATTCATCTCTAATTCTAACCCAGCCATAATTATTCTCACCAATAAAGTTTTTAGAATAATCAGAATCAATCGCTACAATTCCCTTTTGTGATAAGGTGCTTAGCAAAGCTCTAACTTGAGACATTGGTA